ACTGGGATTCTGACTGTGACATTTCCTGCACGTTTTTCCCGATCTCGAAATCCACCGCGTCACCGGACTCACAACGCCCGAAATGGATGATGTTTTCAGTCACCCAACATTCGCAATCCCATTTCTTTGCCATCTCAAAACAAGCGTCAAGGATGTTGATGTTATCGTAACTCATCAACTGGGACTTGTTTTCGACTGTGGAATCAATGGAGAAAACAAAATCCTGTCCTTTGTATGTGTAACCAAGAGCTTTCAAATTTCTAAGGACTATACCGGCTTGTACGTCAAGCGGGGCGGTCAGGTTCCAGGACGCTTCCTGTCCGGTCGTCTCCGGGGTATATTTGAAGATTTTGTTTTTCCATTTCCAGTAATAGGCATCAAGTCTTAATTCGTAATCGTAGCCGGCGGTATTGGTGTTGAATGCGGGCTTCTGCAAGTCGCACACCTCGAACAATCCGAAGTTACATTCCACGTATGAGCCAAGTTTGAAATATATGGGATTATCCAAGGAGAACTTTAACATGATGTAATCCTCCTTCATCAGAGTGAACTTACGCTTGCAGCCTTCATTGATCAGAGTTGTAAGCTGGATAGCACCGGATATGTCTTTGATGTCGATTTGTTCCATGTCTTCAAAGTTCGGGGATAAAAAAAAGAGTGCCCAATTTTGAGCACTCACATACACGACAATAAAACCAATGTCGTGAATTAGCTTCTGTTTGCCGGATTTGGCTCGTTAAACTTGGCTGAAATTTTTCCGAAAGTTCGGTCTAAACTCTGTGCGTAAGTGACACTCTTGCCAGTATAAATAAGATGGTAAACCTCGCTACTATTAGCAGGAATCTGAATATCAACCACACCTTTATACAGCTCATCAAAGAAAGCTTTCTTCTTTGCTTGATAATCAGACTGAGAATTACTCTCGATAGTGAACGAAAGAGTTATTTCCCTCTCATCGACTTTAGGATTATTGATTATTACCCGTTTCCCATGTTCAAGTCGGCTTTTGTTCTCAATAAAATCCTTCATGGGAGCGGATGCCCCAATAACATCAAGAAACCCCTCTCCCATTCTCACACCCCATGTTGTATAAGCGTTTTCGCCATTAATTAATAATTCATCCATAGACTATAATTTTGCTGTATTCTTTTTAACTTCTGCTATATCTCTTTGCATCTGTTGAATAGGTTTGACGATTGCCCCTGTATTTTCTGAAATCTGTACCAATTCAAGATAAGATTGTGCTATCAAATCTCGCGTATCATCAGCGATATTCCTTGTTTCCGTATTTATGGAAAGTAGAGCATCTGCTTTTACTGTCAGTAGATTAAGTGATTGAGATTGAATAATATTCTGATTCTTTATCTCTTCTCCTGCAATCTGCAATGCTGTAAACCTACCGCTTAGTTCTCCTGCATCTTCATGTGTCATTTCAGTGCCGAACCCTCTTGATGAAGAAGATTGGGAATAGGACTCCTGTGAAATCTTGTCATATCCGGTTGCGGCAGCAAGCTCGTCACGTAATTTCATGGCTTCGTCAACATACTGCATATATTCATCTTGCAAGGCTTTCCTTTCCTCTTCGGTCAGCTCGTTATCCTCCATGCTGGCACCAAACTTTTTCCACCAATCCTCCAACTTTTCGCTGTATAACTCACCAATCTTATTGGAAAGCATGGCACGCATGAAGTATTCTGATATATCTTCCGATGCTGCCTTCGCATCGTATTTCATATCCATAAGATTGTCAACAAAACTATCATACATAGAATCAAATGACATTCCAGTCAGACCCTCGTAAAGTTCATTCGTCAGTTCTTCCAACGTACCAGCTTGATCAATATAGTCATTCAACTTATCAGTCAGACGGTCACCGTATCCACCTTTGCCGGTATTCTGAATGGTTTCCCACATATCGACTGTCTCACGAAGCATTTTCATTTCTTCTGGGGTAAGATTCCAGATATCACCATTCCAATCACGGCCAATCTTGCCGCTCAGACGGTCTATCTGTTCCTGAGAAAAACCGCCCCAATAGTAATTCCAGCTATGATGAGAACCAGAATAACGTGCTTGTTCCTGCGCTATACGCTTGTAATTATCAATAGTTTCTTTTTGATACTTATAAGCATCCCGGTATGCGGCAACAGACTGCGTTCCCTTGCTTGCCTTCATTTCGTCAGTCAAGTCTTCAATGGCAGTTTGTAACGTTTCGTTACGGTCTGTCAACCTGTTAATGGCTTCTTCGACCTCTTTTTTATTACCGCCAATACCAAACCAAGACCTAAACCCACCGAAAGTTACTGTATTAAGGATATTACCTATACCGTTCTTAATAGAACTGAATATCTGAACAAATATGTCCCCACTAAGAATATTATCCAAAATTCCATCTACTGCGTTAAGAACTGTATCTATGATTGAAGAAACGAGAGAACCTATGCCATCTTTCAATATATCAAGAATAGAAAGTATAGCAGAAATAATTTGTCCTATAACCCCTGCACTTGAAAGTGTTTCTGATATTTTCCCAACGGCACTGCCAATCTTACCTCCGATATTCAATTTTGACAGCCCGTCAAGCATATTTTGAATCCCCTCAAAAGAACCTTTCAGAGTTCCGCTTGCAAAGCCGTGCAATCCGCTTGCCACTGCGTTCAATCCCTCGATGGTATCTTTTGAGGATTTCTTCACACCCTCACCAAGATTTTGCAATTCGTTTGTTGCATCTCTGTAATTTGAATCGGCGGCGGTCACTCCAGACTTGGCAATGTCAACAGCTAATTTTTTCTTCTGAATTTCAGCTTCATTACCATCTTTCACGGCCTTTTCATAATCTTCCTGCGCCTTTTTCAAGTTAGCGTATGCAAGATTTTGTTGCACTTCCGCATCCCTTACCTTTGTCACAGCATTACCGAGTTGAACCATCTGTTCTTGAAGCTGCTTGAAGTTAAGGGTACCATCTCCACCGGGGAGCATTCCTTCAATCATTTCAATGGCATCATAAACAGTCTTCTTGTCGGTTTCATCTGATTCCTTGAATTTGTCAGTCTTTACATATATTTTTAACTCACGTAGAAGATCTTTCATCTGTTCACCAAGCAATCCTGTCAAATCCCCGAAAGCAGCCCCCCAGTCAATTTTCTGCGACAAAGCACTCATATCAACTTGATGAACGGCAGAATCCTTCTGTCTTTCCAAAGACAGTCTTTCGCCTTCGCTCTGTGCATTGCGTATCTTTTCGGCGTATTCTTCGGCTATAGCAAGTTTCTGTTGTTGAAATGTACCATATTCTTTCAGATAGTCACGCATTGCCTCTGCTTCGGCACGGTACACCTCTTCTTCAGCCTTCTTGCGTGATTCAACATTCAGAGCATTTGCTTTATCAATCTCCGTCTGTTGCTCTGCGGTTAGACCATTGGAATTTATGCTCGTGTTTCCAGCTTCCTTATTTACTTTGGCAAGTTCTGCCATCTGCTTTTCAATGGCTTGCTTCTGCGCCTCATGGTCGGCTTTTATTTGTGCAAGCTTCTTTTCTGCTCCGTCCTCCATCAATGAAATTTCATCCTGCTGGTTCTTGCGCTGTATGGAAAGAAGTTCTTCATCCAACTTTTCCTGATTCTCCTTCTGCTTCTTCGCCAGATTTTCCTGTCTGGTCAATGAACTTCCGGTTACTCCTCCCAGCTCCTTGTATGCCTTTTCGGATGTTTCCATCTTATCTTTGGCTTCTTTCACCTGTTTCGATGTAGCCGTCTGATCTTTGATTAATGCTTCATACCCTTTTTTCGCTTTCTCCCATTCGACTTTAGCATTTGCCAAATCTTCTTGATATGTAGTTTCTTGTGTTTCCTGTCTGTTCTCAACTTCCAATTGGGTATTGATTTCTGACAAGACATCTTTTCTTGCGTTTGCCAATTCATTCTTCAGGTCTTCGATACGCTGTGCCTGAACCTTCATTTCGGAACGGTTGTTTTCCCTTTTAGCTAAATTATAAGCCCATTCCGCACTCTTTACCTGTTGTTCCAAAGATTCGACTATAGCCTGTTTTGACTGTGTTCTGGATTTTACGACCTCTTCATTATATGCTTTCCAAAAACCTGTCAAATCTTGTATATGACCTTTCTCATCAACATATTTCCTAAAGAGTGCCGGATATAGTTCCTCAATGTCTTTCAGGGCTTTGAGTTTAGTAGTATCGGCTTCCACCTCGCTATTAATGGTACTAACAAGATCCTCCAAAGTACGTTTCCTTTCTTCCTCGTCCGTGTTGAGTTTTTCTATTTTCTTGTTATATGAATCTAAAGCACGTTCTGCTGACGTTGTATTATCGGATAACGACCACATGGCCGCACCAAGCCCTACAACGGCAGTCGCCAGCAAAACATAAGGACTGGTAAGCATTGCCGCATTGAGAGCCATTTGTGCTTTCCGTGCCAGTACACGGGCATTGGTAAGGGCTATCTCGGCTATCGTGTGTTTGCTCGTTGCGATAGTAGTAAGCATTACAGCAGTACGATATGCGCCATAAGTAACTACTAATCCAGCAAGTATCTTGCCGACTGTTTCGTAGTTTTCAATCAAAGAAGCAGTCATCTGAATGCCGTCCATAATTACACCTTCCGATTTCTCACCTAACTCGTTGAGAACACTATCCATCGCATCCTGCATCATAGAAAGCTGACCGTTTATCTCTTTTGAAGCGTTTTCGGACATCTGATAGAATCGACCACCAGCGGAAGTAGCATCTATAAATGCCTGCTGAACCATTTCTGCGGAAATAGCCCCCTTAGACATCTCATCTTTGAGGGTAGCGATAGACTTACCGGTCTTTTCAGACATGATTTGCAGAGGATTAAATCCTGCATTAATCATCTGATTGAGGTCTTGACCCATAAGTTTACCGGCAGCGGACATCTGAGAGAATGCCAAAGTCATAGAATTAAACTTTTGTGTGTTCCCCATAGAAACATCGCCAATAGCTTGTAGATAACGGGGAACTTTCTCGGCTTCAATGTTGAAACCAAGCATCATCTGCGTGGCTGCTGTTACATCAGAAAATTCAAGCGGAGAAATTTTAGCGAACTCACGAACTTGTGACATGAGGGCATTGGCTTTCTCTTTGTTTCCCAATAAAGTTTCAATAGCAGTGTCAGCAGCCTGGAACTCGCCACGTACACGAATCATTTCAGCACCTAATGCTTTCAGTACTCCAGCACCACCAATAACCGCCAATGCTTTTTTCCAAGAAATAGTGATACCATTATTACTTTCTACGATTTCCTTAGCATTATCATTGTAAAGGGCGTATTCATCCCGGAGTTTCTTTACAGAAAGACGCGCTTCGGCTTGTTGTTGGGTAAGTCCAAATAAAGCCGCCTTTTCCTCATCAAGAGCTTTGCGGGCAGCATTATATTCTTCTAACTTGCTATTTGCTGATAACGGATTCCTTTTCAATGCTATATGATAAGCATCCCCAAGTCGTTTTACATCCGCTTCAATATCCTTAACTACCGCTTTTTGAGCAAGAATCTTCTCTGTGAATCCATTCACGGCCTGGGAAGCATCGAAGATTTTCCTTTTGAATCCCGTTTCCATCTCTGCTCCAGCTTTGGCTGCATTAGTCACCAACTCATCCAATCTTTGATTAGATGCAGCAAGTTGGGCATTCAAAGCCTTGAAAGCAGCAGGAGTCTGCGTGCCATCCATGCTCATTAACTCCTGCTTTAATTTTGCAATTTCATTACGAAGTCTTACAACTTCTTCCCAGTCACTACCTATCTTAAAATATAATTTTGACATATCTATTTCTTTTTCCTACGATTAGCCAATTCCTTACCACTGATTCTATTCACCTTCTGACCACCATATACTGCGCGTAATTTATCCCGTTGCATCATCAGCAGATTCCGATAAGGGATAATCTCAAACACTTCTGTATAACTCAGATGCAGCGTGTCAATCAAATGGGCTATCTGCCCGAAGAACGTTGTGTTTCCTACTGTTTCGGTCTTGCTGCCAGCATCGACACGTTCCTCATCGAGCTGACACACTGAAAAGCCGAAATATCCATCATAGAGAAACAGACTTCCAAGGCATCTTTGACTTCTTCAAAAGTGCCGTTCTCCAATTCTTTGACCAAACTATCATTCCCGCAGATGAAGCATGAAATACCTTTCAGCATATCTTCAGTAGCTTCAGGAAGCTCTTTAATAGCTTCCATGACATTATCTCCAGTCATGCCGATATTGGAAAAATGATGAATGGCACGACAGATAATTTTAATTGTAGGAGGTTTAATGGTATAAACCATCCCTCCTATCTCCACATTCATGAAATCCAGCCCTAACAAAGCATCAGAAACCGTTTTTGCTGCTTGATTCATATTCTTAAACTAAAAGGGGGAATGGTATATATCCATCCCCCGGTTATCACTCTTGTGCTTTTACCAATGTTATCTCTTTTTTAAGAGTGGTATCAACTTCAGAAGGAGTGGTTTTAATATCTCCTGACTGAGTGACGTACCCCACTTTCGACACTTCATAGTGAACGGTAGCCCCAGCATTCACCTGCTTTGACTTGACCGTTGCACCGTCCAGCTTTACGGTCGCATCGGAAGGAGTAGGTACAATGGTTACTGTAGTTCATGCCTGCAAAGCTTTAATCTGCCCTTCTTCATAGTTATACTCAGAAGAAACACCTTCGATTCCCGGTTCCTGCACCAAGCCTTTTACAGCGATTGCAATTGCCTTATCCGTATTGGCTTCACGGGAAACAATACGGCATTTTGGGAAGATGAACCAGACATCATCATCGGTCAGACAGAACAATGCTTTGTTGATAATAACTTTATCCAAAGCACGCTTCCAACCTACATCTTTAGATGTTGCCTGAATAACATCGCCACCCATGAACGCTTTCTTGGTCTTCCAGTCATATTGTCCGATAGAGAAAGCGGGCGATACTTCTCCCGGCACATCATCGTAACGGTAATTCTTTCCCGTTAATTGGTTCTTGTACCCAGTGACGGAGGCTTCCGTTTCCTCAATCTGCCACGTTTCCCCGTGTACATTCAAAACCTCATCTTTCGCTTTGATAGCGGCTTGAATCAAAGTCTTTGCGATTTCGGGGGTAATGTCTGCCGTTACCTTATCAATATCGGCAAACAAGATTCTTTTTATTCCTACTGCTGAAATCATAATCTTATAGTTTTACATTTATTACTTCAAATAAAATTCTCACATTCACGTAATGGCATTTCAAAGCTGCATCCGCTTCCGCGCCAATTGATTCGATAGAGTAACGATAGGTTGTACCGTCATAGGTGCTTACTACATCATCAAGCAGCTTGTCAGCCTTTCTTTCAAGTTCGTTAAGCCGGATTGTGTTCGCTTCATTCTCGCTTAAATTGGGTACACATAGATTCACTTCTGCAAAAGATTTCTTCCAATACTTTCCCGGCTGTTGTTTCTTCGTGTGGATGACAATCCTTTCGGACTTCAATTCACCCGTCAGCGTTTCACCATCAGGCACTATATCTATTCCGAAAGCCTTGCAGTCCCGATAGAGAATGTTTCCTATGTCGGTAGTTACTATCATTCCACAATCTCCCAATCTTCTGCAAATACATCACTGATAGACGGAACCCATGAATCAGCGCGTCCGGTATTCTCGTTGTAGATAAGACACTGGCTTGTATAGTCAATAAATCCCTTACCTTTCAGAATAAGGTCTTTTGCCGATTGCGGAAGAGATTGCATCTTTGGAATAATGTCGCTATCTATATGAGCTGGAACCTGTTTGAATACCATTAATCCTTTCCCGTTCCATCCACTTCTACGAATTGGATAACCTGCTTTGAGAGCCATAATAGCCATGCCAAAATTCATCTTTCGTACTTTTGCGCCATCAGATCCTTGCATACGCTGTATGCGAGTATCAAGAAGCCGAATATAGTCGAACATAGTATAGCACTGCATTTCCAGTAAACACTTGTTGTATATATCATTAACGACTTCATCCATTTTCCCTGAATCTATGAAAATGGCCAACTTTACATATCTTCCATTGAGTTCTTCGGCTTCTATCTGCATACGGTCAACTGGTGTTTCGGCAATATTATACGCCTTTTCAAACGTATCTTTAGGACTCCAGCTTTCATATCCATCTTCATAACGGACATGATAACCCTCATCATCAAAATTTTCCGTTGACGGTTTTTCTCTAAGAAGATGTTTTCCCCACGCATCACCTCTTGTCATAGGTTCTGCTTCAATCTGTTTTGTTCCAATGTACTTTTTCATTTTTCAAATTCTTCTTTTAATCGTTTCTCCGCAAATAAAGCAGCACTACTCAAAACATCATACCCTTTAGATTCTACGAATGATGCGTATTCCGCTTCGTTTTTCAATGTCAAACCGTCTTTATTGACATCGTAATCATTGGACGTTCTCAAAGTGAGTGTATGGTCTTGATAATCCCCATGTTCCTCTGCGTACTTCACGGCTTCATCGCCTACATCAATCATCTTCTTTTCGACCTCCCATTCTCCTTCATCGAAAAAGGAGTCGACATCTGAGAAATCGAAATCTACATCCATAATTCCGAGTAGTTAAAGTAGTTTGTACTCTTTACCGTGTAGACTTCGCCTTGACCTCTTACGCCATCACCATCCATGCAACGTACTTCATCACCAGCCTTGACAGTAATTCTTTTCTCACATACTACATGATAATTCGGACGATACACAGAGCCGTTATCAGATGAAAACTCTTTGGTAGTGTTATCATCACAACGGCACTTGCATACCTTCTGCCAGTATTCACCACCTGTTCCGGGAATAGGTCTGCCAAACTCATCCTTGTCCATCGGGGTGATAACTTTTACCTGCAATATGTGTGGGGCGAATATCATAAGAAAGTCACTTTAGGTTTGTTACCCAGTTCGTCTTTCAAACCGTACTGTTTACACAGAAATGAATAGTAATCCTTAATGCCTTGAATGTTCCAAGACATAGAAAAACCGCTTTCGCTGATGGAAGTGGCACGAAGCAATAGAGAGGGGATGAACTTCGCAATTGCCACCGACACCCGTGTTTGGCAATCCTCGTTCATCTCACCCCCTCCGCTTATCTTTGCGTTCAGACATATATCGAAAAGGTCAGCCTCCGACAAGTTAACGCTGAAGGTCTGAAACTTCTGTAATATATAATCGTTTACTGTCATGCGTTCATCTCACTCAAATCGAAGTTCACAATCAGGTTCGGGTTCGCAATCTGCGGAATCCATTCGGCTGTGTATTCCAGATAGCGACCATTGCCGTCCTTGTAACCTGAAATCAGCATATCGCCATCTGCCTGAGTGTAATTACGTCCCGGTACACCATCCACAGCTTCATAAGGAGTGTGGAAGCGCATATAACCGATTTTATCCTGCGGAAGCAGGGAAATACGACCATCTGCATAAATGGGGATATTCTTACCTGTTTGGTCTACCACATAATCTTCCTTGATTTCAATAGCCGGAAGTCCGATACCTGTAAAAATGGTAGAAGCCAGTTGCGAGGTGATAAGCCCGGTAGACATATACATTTCATTGCCTGTAAGCTGCATTTTGAACTTATCTCCAAATTCACTTGAACCGATAATATTCTTGATGAATGTGCCACGGCTCATAATCATCTTGGGGAATGTGCCGTAAATAGATTTCAGCTCATTCAGTTTCTGCTGCAAGTAAGTGACGAAATAGTCTTTATCCTCTGTGTCCGGCTTGATAAACTTAAACGGCAAGTCGATGTTCAATAAGTCAATTCCTCCGGCATTGTCGTCCTTGTTCTTCACGCTTGCTGCTCCAGTCATCAACAGAGAGCCTACGATAATGTCCATACGCTTGTGCGGTGCCAGCAATACCTGACGGTAATCGTCATAGATGAAGTCCACGATGTCACGCATGGCTGCTTTCTGGTCTTCCGGTTTGGCGGCATTATACTTATCTATCAAGTCCTGCAAGTCAGACAAACGGTCGATTGAGATTTGATAGCGGTCACCCAAATAGGCAATCTCACCATATCCGGAACCGATATTCCTGCGTTCACGGATAGGCTTTTCGCCATAACGGGAGTTGATGGAACCAGCCATCACGCCAGTAACCTGACCGATGTAGTCTTTAAATACACGAGTAGTAGTCCTACGGAAGCCCAAATACTGCTGCCAATAAATTGTGTCCTTTCTTGTCTTGAGGACACGCTGAATCACTGCATTTACAATGTTCGGGTCATTAAACAATGTATGAATAGTTAGCATCATATATTAGTCCTCCTTTCTTTATTTTGCCATTATACCTGCGTTTTTCAACGCTGTCAATAATCCGTTAAAGTTTTCTACCGACACCGTACCAGATGCATCATTCACTTTGGCTGCCTGCTTTACACCTCCAAAAGCAGAAGTCGTAGCTGCTGTTAAAGTATACTTGTTAGCTTGTGCTGCAACCCCATCCAATTTGGCTTTATCTTCCTTACTCATCAAACCGTCCTGACTAGAAGAAGCCTTAGGAATAGATACGGCTTCTTTTTCTTGTTTGACATCCAAAGCGTTAAACTGGAAGTGCGGCATATTCGCCTTGTCAATATCTGCGAAAGGCATTACCAGCTTGGTCGGTTCGATTTCAAACGCACGCATCAAAAGGGAAACCAATACTATGCCATCCTCTACCTGCTTCCTTTCATACAGAGCTGAATTTGCGATAACTTTGGGCGTTGTACCGTCTGCGGCTGTCGCTTCGTAAAGAACTGTTCCAGCTTCTAGATTTTCTCCAAAGTCTGCCGCTAACGTCAGCTTATCAAAAGCTTTGTCAGCCTTGTCAATAGCGTTGATTGTCGCTCCATGCGCACCGTTACCCAAGTGCATACCTTTGTAAGCCAAAGAACGTTTCTTGATTTTCAATGTGGTATTGGAGCCTGTTGTAAACTTCTCATATACTTCCACACGGATAGCCACTTGGGATGTTTTCTTCACCAAGTCAGCTGCAATCGGTGTGAATGAGGGCAAGTACGAGCCGACAACGAGGTTGGTTGTGTCCAACTTGTACGGACCTCTGCGTCTGCGTCCGGTTTCTACGTCGTAGCGTTCTTCCTGCTCAACTTCCGGTTCAAGATTATACTTAAATCCTGCTGCCATAAAATCACTGTTTTTGTTGTTCTACAATTTCTTTAGTGTCGTCTGCAATCATTTTCGCAAACGACTGAGTCTCATTCTCCAGTTCTTTTTTTGCTGTATCTGGAGGAACTACACCCTTAAAGCCGTCATTCGCAAACTCCTGCTTCAAGTCCTTGAAGTATGCGTCCAAGTCCTCATCGTCCTTAATGGCGCATCGTTTGGCGTAGTTTTCGGGAATACCATACTCCTTTGCCTTTGCCAAAATCTGCTGGCTACGTGTTG